CTCATGGGAACACTCAACACATTGAAAATGCTGAGTAAGGTCAACATTTGGTGCTGACAGGCGGTAGGCAAGTCGCAAATGGCGGGAATCAATTGATGGCACATTATCAATGAAATATTGTTTTGCTTGCATTGATGTATCACCGTTTAGAGAAACCACAATTGCTGCAAGCTGTCGTGTGATATTTTTCTCTGCTTTTGTTTTTTTATCGCTTTGCATGCCTATAAGGAAAGACTTTTCATCTCTGCCATTCAACAATCTAAATTGAACGTCAACACCAGTTCTGGGTAAAGTGATATTAAATGTTCCGTCATCGTTTGTTTTTACGCCCAGGTCCCTTGCATCTGCACCATCGTAAATGTTGGCTTGATTTAAATCAAAAGAGTAGTCTTGCTTTGCTCCACAAGCAGGACAAGAAACTTTTGTTTCATACATGTTTCCATATCCAGATACCCTTGTGGCAATAATAATCGCATTGCGATCACCAACCAAAAGCGAATCAGGATCGATAGACTTATTCACTATTAAGCTTGCAATTACTCTATCGAGCGCCACACCTTTCTTTAGAAGAGTTCTAGATGTCAGCATATCTTCTTCTTTTGCTGTCATCTGACGTATCTCAATTGAGTCTTCGCCGTGAAGGGGATGCCCTTCGGGATAAAACTTGCCCTGAGATGGTAGTTCTATAAATTCTGTTGGAACTACAAACGAAAAGCCGCCAGTCTGTGCTGGGGGCTGGGTGTCTTGGTGTTGTGATCCACCAAGACGGTCTTTGTTTCTTGACAATTTACACCTCGCGTCTTATATTGTCTGTATCAAACTGCGTTGAAGAAATCTTTTCCGCCGCCGTTAACTGCGGAAGATCCGCCAGCAAATGTCTCAACTCTTGCCCAGTCATACTGAAGCTCGACAGTGGTTTCGGTAAGGTCATCTGCACCATATTCTAAATCGCCAAACTTAACATCTTTAACAAATGCATTCCAAAGAGTCCATCGCTCAAGAGGATTACCATCAGCATCTATTTGAGTAACAATAACTCTGCCTAATGCACCGGCTGCTTTGGCTTTTGACATAGAGCCAAGGGAGTTGGCGTTATTTGGAGGGGAGTAACCAGATGACACAATAATATCAGATAGAGTTGCGGTCATATCTGGATCAACTGGATCTACCATGGCCACCGTAATAGTATTCCAAGTGACAGAACCAGGGTAGTAAAAAGTATGGTTTAGGTATTTGTGCTCAGATGCACCAATTGTAAAAGACGGCTTGCCGGCAGTCTTAGCATACCATAGGAGGGCTCCTCCTTGTGCTGCATTGATACCCTGAAACTCTACAGTAAATCTAAATTTACGCTTTGGATCTTTAAGGGTTGTGTCTTGTCCGTAATCAGTTGACCAGAATGGCATTTGTTGGGTTCTCCTGTGTATTCATAAATAAGTAGTGGGTGGGGGCAAAAGCCCCCAATTTATCAGTCATCAAATGATGCGCCAGTAGATGCGATTACGAAGTCAATTGCGATGAATTCGATAGCGCGGGCTGGCTTGACCATGATCTTAGCGTATAGAACGTTCTGATCAATGAGGTCAGGTGTTGTTGTGCTTTCGTCTAGAATTAGTCGATAGTCGGTGATACCAAACTCAGTTTTAACATTTGAAAGGAATGGCTCAATAAGTGAGGTAAATCTGTTCCAAGTCGCTTGTACATTCTGTTCGAAAAGAATCTGTGAAGAAAGGATAGAAATATTCTTCTTCAAGAAGATCACTAGACGACGAACATTGATTCTGTCAAGGGCAGATGGGCGCTCTTGTAGAGTCTTTTGTCCAAATACTACGATACCTGTGTTGGGGAAGCTAGCAATTGGATTAATTCTGGATTCGTAAAGAATGTCACGCTGCTTAGAAGTAAGACGCTCAGTTACATTTACGATTGGAATACCAGCCGCTCCATCAGAGAGTCCACCGCGATTAAATCCAGCAGGAGCAAACCAAACTTGAGTTGCTCTCTCAGACGATGCAAGGACTCCCATCATTGCAACAGATGGCGGAACCCATACAAGCTGTCCATTGTTTTCATCACGAGTCTGAACCCATGGATAGAAAGTGGCACCGTATGAGGAGTCCAATCTTCTGTCGCGGAGAGCGATTGCAGCGGCATTTGGTGTAGTTCCAAGGCGCTCACTCTTCTTATCTTTTAATTCTTCATGAGGGGGGATGTATACATTCGCGAGATCGATAAGAGCCATCGCGTCGGCGCGATCTTCACAAACATTAATCATGTGAGTTGTTAGCGAATCATTAGTAAGCCCAGGTACAGTTAGCAGATTCATGTTAATAAATTCTGGATCTGAAACTGTGTCGATTGCTCGGCGGTAAGTATGCATAACATAGTTGTTGTCCTCGGTTGCACCACCACCCATCTCGCCGTTACGAAGAGGATCAGGCTTCAAGATGTCGAAGCCATCAAAACCACCCCAGAGTGGCGCGGTAAATCTGTTGTAACCAGCATCAAGAAGATCGGTGTAGGACCCTGATGATACGGAAGTTTCATTTGCGCGCGATCCAGATTCATAGAAGTAAGAAGGGACTGTGTCGGCGGTCTTTCTAACATCATCAAGAGAGAAAATATAAGAGAATGAATCAATTCCATCATCACCCGATGCAACAGATGGATCTGTGGGCCAATCAGTGTTCCACAGTCTATGGGGGTCCGCAACAGATGCATCTGCTCTAGTTGAAGAATCTTCCCTTGTTACCATATATCCGAAGTAAGCATCTGTTGGGTTTGACATGCCACCATCAGATGCGGAGTGCCTAAGTCTAACCGAAGGGAAGACGAGGCTGCCTGTTACTCTTACGCTACTGGTCAGTCCAAATACGCCGCGTGTGGCGTCTGGAGTTGGTATATTTGTAGTACCTTCAATATAGATACCTGTTCCATAGCTCGTAGCCGAGCTAACCAATGCTGCGGTGTTCTTGAATTTAGGTGGACCATAGTATCCAAATGGAAGTAGCACAGGATCTGTGGCACCAGCATCTACATCTGAATTCATTTCAACGTAGACATATTTTGATTGATTTGGATAGTCGCCATACTGTCTAAGTCTCTTCTGGGTTTCATCCCACTCGTAATAACTATCACCGATTCTACGAGCGATATAGTCAGGAGCAGCGGGATCTAGAGTTAGATTATCAAAGCGTTCAAGAACTTGAACGTTGCTGTCGGTGTCTTTGAGGCTTCTGATAACAACTGAGAAAGTTCCGTAATCAGATGTAGAATTGGTTGATTGACGAATTTTTTCGATTGATACCTTAGCGTTTTTATGTAACCATTCGCCATGGCCTCTGCCAATGAGACGGAATAGTTTTTGTTGTGTTTCTATATCAAAAGAGGCAGCAGCGCCCTGGTCCTGCCCAATAAACCAACCAGCGCGAGCTTCTCTTGAAGATTGACCCTTCATGTTTGAAGGAGCTTTTGCCGCTGTTCCGTTGCTTAGAGCGAGAATAATACCAATCATGCCCTGTCCTGATGTCAAGTCGGTCGAATGGGCAGTGGTGTAGCTCGCATCTCTCAATTCTTGTTCAAAAGTTTCGCCAAGCCAATAAGTTTTTTCTGATGACTCAGGGTAAAAAGTATCTGCGCCTGCATGACCAAGCTGTGGATTTGTGTTAAAGCGCTTGCGAATAAATGTCTCCTTTGAATCATCAAAGTTGAATTTAATTTTATCTGTTACGACATCTGAAGCATTTGAAATCTCTACTGTGAACAGGTTATTGCTATCGCTAGTAATTAATGTGCCTGCGGAACTGGTCGTTGCTGAGCCTTGATTTCCATCAAAAAAGGTCCCTGACAGCGATATCTTGCCGCTATCAAGATACCAAACAGCAGATAGCACACCATCGTTAAGGTTCACCCCTGCTGGGGCACCCGCTGAACTGGATTTGAATACCCACAACCCATATGCACCGCCATTAGAGCCGAGTACCGGATCTGCTTGTGCGCCAGTTTTCCAGCCAGCGCCAGCATCACCACCGGCAGTATTGCCAGCAGTTGTGCCTTGCCCAAGAAGGCGGACGAAAGTTAGAGGGGCGACATTAGCGTTAAGAAATGCTTTTGACGCGTAAGTTCCATACATTGGGGACTGGTAATTTCCATCACGATAAATATCGCCACCGCCCATGCCAGGGACAGTTCCACCAAACTCAGTAACAAAGTCTGAATATGACTGAACAGTTACAGGCTGCATTGCAAGACCGCGTGTCGCGCGTCCAATAACAACTGGTCCAATTGAATCAGCTTGTCTGGGTCTGAAAGAGTTGTCGATTTCATTGATAAAGACGCCTGGAGAGACGAATTTAAAGTTTTTTACGGGCATTAGTTAATCCTCACTTTTTAAGTAAAATATGCTACAAAGCATTTTCAATCACATCTTAAATAGTTGCGTGTTTTCGCAAAGGACTTCAGGAAGTGTTTAGTCGATAAAAAAGTTGTCGTTACCTGCTGGAACTACAGTTTCTCTTGGAAAAGTAATTTCTACAACATTTTCGTCTTTTCGTACAATGGGTCGATCATCACTACTACCCTCGCCAATAAGATACCCAAGAACTTTTATATTTATTTCACTAGTAAATTGTCTTTCATCTTCTGCCAGATTTGCCATATTGTTGCTCTGATTAAAGCCCTGATCTATAAACGCTTCGTACAAGTGTCCATTTCTTCTCATAACAAATGAATTTATTTGTCCCGTTCTTGTCATGAATGGTTGTGTTAAATCATTCATTTGTTGTTGATATTCTGTTTTAACAATTATTTTATAGTCGAGATTAATGTAAACAGGGATAGGTATTGATAAAAATTCTACTACAACTTTGTGATTTACTCTTGGGAAAAACTTTTGTCTTGTTCCAGTAGTATTTGTCCTAATTCCAGTGGCCACAGCAAAATTTCTTGTTTTATCTTGCTTGATTCTCTTAGCAATAACCATGCGCCCTGCCCGACCGTTTTTGTTACTTGAAAACGTGTGGGCTTGGAAACCGCCTTTTCTAGTTGGGTCTTTTGTTATGCCAGTTCTCTCAATTGTTACAACAGGTAGAGTAATCACGCCACCGCCATCATCAATTGGGTGCCTTAAGTCGTGATCGTTTTTTACTTGGAAGGCTCTTTCGGGAGTTTGCCAAAGAACAGGCACCCTTTTATATCCTTCATTCGTCATAGTTGTCAGATCTAAATCTTCTTTTAGCCAAGAAGTTACTGCATAATCTATGTCCTCTATATTGGAACCCAACATTCCTATTTCTTTTAATGTGAAGTCTTTTTTATCTTCTGGTAATTGTGTAAAGTCAAAGTTATTAGGTAGCATCGAATAGTCCCTTGCGTGCTCTCTTGCATGTAGCAGAAATTTCAAATGTTTGGTTTACTTGTCCAAAGAGTTTTCTTGATGATGAGGTTTTAACAATTTCGTAATATCTCTCACCATAAAGAACGAAGTCTCCTTGGCGGACAAAAAGGTCTTGATCCTCAGTTAATCTACGTTTATGAAAATGAACTGTAATTTGCGACATACTATCGATACCCACGGAGTCAAGATACGAAGAACCCTCTTCATCAAAGTTAACGAGAGCATATACTCTGACAGGAGGCAGAAAAGTTTTTTCTATTGCCTCGCCATATAGGTCATGGAAGTTTGTTGCTTCCATATCAATAGGGTAGTAAAGGATCTGTTGTCCAATAACCTTTTCTACAAGTTCATCGTTGACCTGCTTAACAAGATTGCGCTCTTTTTCACCAAGAAAAAGCGGCGGGGGCGGCGATGCTGGTCTGGACCATTCGTTATCTGACATTTAATTATCCTACAAAGATTGGTAGCGGAGAGCGACGAAGAGTTTCTTCTGCTGCCGTGACCTTCTCTTGGTCTTTCTTGGAGAGTTCTGTGTATTCGATCTCTTTTAGCATATCTGTTAGGCTTTGGCGAAGATCGTCTTTTTCTTTTTGAGCCTCGGAGAGAAGCGAAGAATAGTTCAAGGTGACAGATTCGCCTGGGATTGGAACAGTCTGGAACTTACCGCGAATTTGCCCAAGCATTTCCTTACAGAGCGCGAGAGCATAGTTGCGAATCCATTGCTTGCCCATAGAGTTAATGTTCTCGTATGGAATATTATCAAATGGAAGCGTATTAATGTTGTTAACCCCAAGAACGCCAGTGTTTGTATCACCATGTTCGCCCCATGAGTTGTCAGCAATTCTGAAACGGAACCAAACTCTGTCAAGGTATCCAGTGAAGCCATCTTCTCCTCTAGGTTTTGGATACAATCGTAATTTATTATCAATAATTTCATAAGAATAATGTGAGACCCTTGTGTAGAGAGAATCTTCATACATTATAGCTTGAAGTTTGTTCTGCCATGTCGGTACAACTTCAAATGTTGAGTCGTCAGCATACTGACCATAAGTGGAGTAATTGCCAACGACTCCCATACCTCCATAGTAGCCATAAAAGCGCCACATGGCGACTGGAGAGCGATAAAAAACTTTATCTATGATAATGCGTGAATCACCAATTTTTCCAGCGTATGGGACTGCACCGCCTGCATCATCATTACCTGAGTCTGAGGCTTGTTTTACTATTGCTTGAAGATCATAGTCTTGCTGATTTTTTACTGTAGTGAAAGAGGCAGAATAGATCCGAGTAGTGCCGCCTACACCCGCCATGGTAGAAACGCCATCACCAATCTTATTGGCATAAGACAGGGTTACCCTTGGGTATTGCAAACTTGCGCTAGCAGGGCCACTAACAATCTCGCCTTTGTGATCAAATGTGCCAGTCAATTTGCCAAGCGTATCAGAAAGAACATTCTTTCCCTGGTGCATGTTAAGAATATATGAGTATTCCAGAACCGCCTCTTCGTAAGCAGAATAAACATTGTTGTTTGTTAATTCAATATCTACAACATCACCGCCGAGTTTTTTGAATACATAGTTTACTTGTCTTGCGGCGCCAGTTATAAATTCAGCAGAGCCAGTATACATACCAAAAGGCACTGCGGAGGCTACATCATCCGTGGATCCTGTCGAAGAAAGAATAATTGCGCTAGTTTCTGAAAGTGGTTGTAAGTTCGTGGGCATTCATGGAGCCTCCTATTCGTAGTAAATAGTGAAAGCACAAACAAAAACCCCCTCACCTTAGTAGATGAGGGGGCAACAAACATTAGTTTGATTTACTCGGACTTAGCAGCCTTTTTTCTAGTGGTCTTCGCGCGTGGCTTGGCGGGTGCCTTTGCCTTTGCGGGAGCCTTGGCAGGTGCCTTGGGGCTGTTCTCGTCAATTATTGTAAATATTCTAGTTATTTTCATTTTAATTACCTATATCAAGTGTGCTTCATTTTAATGATAGCAAAGTGTAGGACGATAGCTTCTCCAAGCGGAGAGCCAGTAACATTTCCAACACCGACCTTAAAACTTCCAGCACCGACTTCAACACAGTGGACCATATATGAGCCCGCGGTTCCAGCGGAGGCGTGATGAACAATAACTGCATCTGTAGCAGCAATTTTATCGCATGTAACTTCAAAAACTGCTTCTGTGGCGCTGCCGAGCGAGGCATTGTGCATTGTAATCTTACCGGCGTGAGCGTTACAAGTAACGCCTGTGGTTTTACTACTTCCCTGAACTACAGTAACACCGTCAGCGATATCAATTGTACCAGCGTCTAGCTGTAAGTTACCAGTAGTGAGTGTTGCTGAAGCTGCCTTTAAAGTTGCAGTTCCGAGATCAAGTGCTCTCTTAAGCTGTTCTAATAGGGTCTGGGTTCTACCAAGACCAATTCTTCTACTTCCCATAATATTTTCTCCTTTATTATATTATTGCAATAACTTGTCCTATCCAATGAATTATTACCAGCCACCTCGGTAATAAGACTTTCTAAGGGCAGTGGCCTCGCCCAGAGGAGAATATTTCAAGTTGTTGTAAATAGTATCTTTGAAAGCAAAAACCCCCTACCGAAGTAGGGGGCTTAGGTTTAGTAAGTTGGCTTACTTATCAGGAAGTAGCGCCAGACTCACCTAGGAGACCACGAACGATGACTAGACCGTACATATCTGGACGAACCATCTTCTTCGCGTAGCGGGTCATAACACCCTTGCGTGGCACGAAGTCTTCAGGTCCGAAGATTGTGGGGGTAGTCTGTAGTGGCACGTAAGGTGCGTAGACATAGCCGCTTTCAAGGAAAGAAGCACCGCGACGACCAACGAGTAGAAGGTTACGTGGGAAGTAGGGGTCAACAATGACATCAAACTTCTTGCTTAGTGAACCAACACGGAGAGCGCCGATGGAGCCCTTCTCGTCGTCGTGAGTGACGCTTGCACGGAAGCCGGCGGTGAACTCAAGGATGTTGGCAACTTCGGGTGAGGTCACGACGAAGTTGGCGCCACCACGGAGAGTCTTGCGGTGAATCTGTGCGGAGACATCGTTGATGGTTTCAACGAGGGTCTCGTACCACTCAGATACGGTACCGGTGAAATCAGGAGCAGCAGAAAGTGCGCCAATTTCAGCACCAGTGGAATCTACGAAGAGACCAGGGGCGCGAGCCCAGTAGCGGGTACCTGCGGTAGCACCGTTCACAAGGTCAGCGAGGATCTCACGGTCAATCTCAAGAGCAATCTGCTCGGAGAGAATTGAGGTAAGCTCAACCTCGGCATCCAAGTTGTGGTATGCGTTGAGGTCCTGACCAAGCTCTGGGGTCCACTTGGCCTTGAGCTTCTTGGTTTGAGCGGTGACTGCGGTTGAATCAACCTTGATGTCAATCTCGGGAATAGCTTCGTTCTTTTCTAGAGCGAAAAGCTCGCCAACAACCGCACCGACTGCACTAGCAGCCTGAATCTTATCCGCGAGAGGGAACACTGCATCAGCAACGTTAATTGGAGTAGCCAAGTTTGCACTAGCGTTAGGTGCAGCACTGGCTTCGTCTACGGAGTAAACAAAGCGAACGGATTCAACAGAAAGCTGTGAATCTGCGGCAGGAACCTTGTCAGTCAAACGACGAATCTGGGTAAGATTCGTAGTACCAGTAAGACCAGTCACCTGACCAGAAGCAGTAATGTTCATAATGAATGGTGAAAGGTTGTCAAAATCTGCGAGACCGGCAGGGCTTACTAGTAGTGACTTCGCGACATCAAGAACAATGACGGCGGTGCTGTCGGTGAGAGCTAGTAGATCGGGGTCGTACTTAATTCTCTTCTTGTTGGGCTCAGAAACTGCGCCGTCAAGGTCGAAAATTAGAGTCATAGCCGTAGCAGCGCCACCAGAAATTAGAGCACTCAAGCTGCCAGTTGGACTACCGTAAGCGTAACCGGTTGATCCATCGCGACCGGGACCGCCGAAGCCGCCCTTAGTGGTTGCGTTGACCAGATCTACACCATCAATTACTTCAGCGCCAACTTGGTTGGTGCCGTAGATAGACTTGCTATAGGTGTTGCCAAGGCGGTCGGTGCCTGATGCGGTTCCGGTTCCGAGATCATTTGAGAAAGTGAAGTCAAGGAAGAAGATGAGACCACTGGGTAGGCTCATTGGCTGAACGCTGACGAGATCGTTGGCGATAAGACCAGCGAAAACGC